CTTGAATTAACCAGCTCAGGAATCATTATGACTCATTTCAAAAAAGCTATTTCATTATATGATTGATACCCTGTAGAATTTAAATACCAAGAAATCATAATTATTTAAAAATTTCCAAGCGCTCTTATATTTTAGTAAGAAAGCGCTTATGAAAGAAAAAATTTTAGCCGCCCTTAAATCCAAATTCTCCGGGGTTAAGGAAGCTACACTAGACAGGATCGCAACGAAAAAAGCCGGGACTGTCACCGATGAAAATCAAGTTCAATCCATCGTTGATGGGGTGACCATTGATACAATCATCGAATCGGAGTCAGACTACCGTGCATCACAGGAGGCTAAAAGTGCCTCAAAAAAAGCCATAGCTGACTATGAATCCAAGCACAAGCTAAAAGACGGGAAACCTGCTGAGGTTCCTGGGCAGAAGAAAACGGATCCCGATGCTTCCAAATCAAAAGCAGAAGAGGGGGACGGAGAGGTACCTGCATGGGCAAAATCTCTATCGGAAAAACTGGACTCTTATGAGGAACGGTTATCCAAACAGGAAAAGGAAAGGGAACGGTCAGTAAGACTTAACCAGGCAAAAGACCTGCTGAAAGCGTCAAAAATACCTGACAAGCTTAAAGACAAATGGATCAAAAGAGTGGATGTGGACGATGAGAAAACATCGCTTGAAGAACAGGTCAAAGCCCTGGAGGAGGAATATCTTGAACTCAAGCAGGAGCATATCAATGAATCTGTTAATGAGGGAGAAGGACGGCAGGGAGGCGAGACCACCGATGCCGATATGAAAGAATTTCTGGATGAAAAGTTCCCGGAAAGTGCTCAAACTGAAAAATAAGTTGAATTAAAAACATTCATCATGTACGTAAAAAAAGAAGCTGATACGGAACGATCATTATGCATTGAAAAAGTGCTCGAAGATATTCCGGGTGGAGGTACGATTGATCCTGATGATTTCAAATCTGATACCGAAACCATGCTCGAAGGAGCACTCGTCGCCGATGATGCTAACAGTCTTTATCATGTGGTAAAGACCGCCAAGCTATATGAAGATGAGGCGGATACTGAAACTGCTTACAAGGTGCTTAAAGATCATGAATTCGTTGTTGGTGATTATCTCATGAATGCCGCTGGCACATCAGCAGCATATGCAATCACCGATGTAGATACGGAAACGAGCGAGGATTATGATGTCCTTACAGTAGGAACCACGCTTGGTGTTGCAATGAGTACCGGTGACTTGCTTGTGCAGGCTGCTGGCGAAGCAACAGCCGGCAATGGAGCTTACCTTTATACTCCTGATGGGATCGCCATGAACTCCGTTGACCTCACCAAAGATAATCTTGGATGTGGCATCATGGTTCGTGGAACTGTTAAAGAGTCACTCTTGCCTTATTATGTTGACTCCAATATAAAGGCTTACTTACCGCTGGTTCGATTTGTCTAACCTTTAAATCAGAAAAAAAATGGAAAGATCACTTTTAAAAGAACTCGATAAGAAGAGCCTGACAGCATTCATTAACCGTGCGCGTGAAGCCTGGTATCAAAGGCTGTATTGGACTAAATTCTTCGGCTTGAAATATACTACCCAGCTGACCTGGGAATCCCTGGCTGGATCAGGGGGAACACCGGTGATGGCTGATGTGGTTGAATATAATGCAAGTGCGCCCCTGAAAACCCGCCGGACCATTACCAAGCAGTCCGGAGACATCCCTAAAATAGCCATCAAAAGAAGGATGGATGAGAAGGATTATAATGATTACCTTACCATGAAAGCCAGGGCCCTGGGCGACTCCAATAAATCTGCTCTTCTGGACCTGATCTTCGGTGATGTGGATTTCTGCTATACCGGTGTAATGGCAAGGACAGAGTTCCTTTGCCTACAGGCGCTTTCATATGGCGAGATATCTCTTACAAGCTCAAACAACAACGGGATTATCACTGCAACGGATGTTGATTTCGGAGTTCCCTCCGATAATAAAACAGCTGTAGGTACTGTGTGGTCCACAGCTGCATCTGCTACTCCACTGGCTGATATCAAGGCAAAGGTTGTTGCTGCAAGCAATAATGGCCATAAGATACAGAAGATCATCATGGACCGGACTGCTTTTGATTACCTGGTTGCAACATCAGAGGCGAAGCAAACATTCGCTGCATTTCGTGGTGTATCCAGCAAGACCAAGCAGTTCCTGATGTTGCAGGATGTCAATCTCTATCTGGAGGGTCATCTGTTACCCCCTATTATGATCGTAGATTCAAGCGTAAGGTTTGAAGATTCAGAACATACCCTGTCCGCTGTGGCGCCATGGAAAACCGGGTATGTGGCATTTGTCACTGACCAGAAAGTAGGAAGCGTCAAGCATGGTCCGATTGCAGAGGAGAATGCTCCCTCCGTGAAGAAAAGTGCAATCATGACAAAACGAGATCATGTCCTGATCACTAAATTCAGTGAACTTGAACCCTTTGCTGAATTTACGAAAGGCCAGGCCAATGCATTTCCGACTTTCAATGATGTGGATTCAATCTATCTTCTGAAGGTTGATGCAACATCATGGTCGTAATTAATCAGAGATTGTAAAGCATGACGATCAAAGAGGCAATATTATCCTTCCCGGGTCTTTCAGATATCTCTGATAATTACATTGAAAAGGTATTAACTGACCGATCTGTTTCCGGGAATTCAGATTACACAACTGATCATAAATCATCTGTTGAGCTGTGTGCCGCTGATTGTTATATGTCGGTAGTGACATCTCCGGATTTTTCGGAAGGTAAACTTTCAATATCATTGTCAAGAGGGTATATGTTGTCTATGGCGTCTTCGCTTTACCTGAACAACGGCGAAGCGGACAATGCACGGAAAGCCACGCCGGGAAAAGGAAATGCCAAGGCGAAATGGTGGTAAGATATCCGCATACGGCAACGGTCACATCGGTGGCGACAACGATAACGGATGGGGAGTGGGCTTTCGAAGACGAAACGACCACTGATATTCGGGGACGCTTCGAGCCATCGGAAGGAACCACCAGGGCGAGAAAGCCAGACGGGGAGTACGTCGATATCAAAGGGAAGTTCTTTACCAAAGCTGTAGTAATATCCGGGGCCGAAAAGCTTACCGTAAACGGGGTGATTTATAATATTATTTATTGGCCACAATATCAAACATATTCTGAGATATGGCTGGATTAACACCTCTTTTTACGATACGTGATGTCCAGCGCTGGACCGATAACTTCAAGGACAGGGCCGAAGAGAAATTGGAAAAAACCCTGACCTATATTGGTGAGCGATTCGTTGCGATGGCAAGGGACCGGGGCCCGGAAGAGAGCTTCCGGGATATAACCGGCAACCTGCGGTCAAGCATCTCTTATATAGTTGTAAAAGATGGAAAGATCCTGTGCGAAAACTTCCAGAGATCAAGAAGCGGAACTGAAGGCAATGAAGGAGTTAATAAAGCAAGGCGCCTGGCATCTGTCCTGGCCCGGACACACATTAAAGGATTTGTATTGATCGGAATGGCCGGAATGGATTACGCCATTTATGTCGAGAACATGGAAAATAAAGATGTGATTTCATCTCCGGAAGTGGCGGCAAATAAGGAGTTGAAGATATTATTAAAACAGATTCTCAATGGCAGATAATTTCGATGCAACGAAGATAATTTATAACATCATCAAAAACGTTGGTGTTTCGGTGTTCAAAGAAAGGCCTCCAAGAGACCAGTCGGGCGAGCATATTATCGTGAGGTCGAATGCCTGTAACCATGGAGAATATGTAAATATTCCACAGGTTAACGTGAATATCTTTATTCCAAAAACCGCAAACGGGATGGTAAACAGGGACAGGATAGAAACCATCCGGACAGCTGTTTACACTGCAATAAGCAGTGCTGAAGATCCGGAAGGGTATTACTGCTACATTGATCGTTCCTTCTCAGCGCTAATTGAGGATGCAAAAGAGGGATTCGATTGCTTTACAATCAGACTTGAACTAACATTAAATTCTTAGAAATTATGGCAGATATAGCATTAGGAATTGATAAAATAGAATACGGCACCTATGGTGACGGGATCCCCCCTACAACATGGACGGAGATCACAGATCCGATTGCCAGGGATACCGTTGTATTTAATTTCTCCGAACCTACGGAGTTCAAAGTGGAGGCAGAGAATCTGGATGACCCGGTGTATATCGGAAACGTAAAGGAAGATACCGATTACATTGAGTTTGCCTTAATCTCTCCTACCGCTGCGACCATGGAGGTTCTGGCTGGAGGAACGGCAACCACGGATAAATGGGAGGCGCCGACGGCTATTCCTGAAATCGTGAAATCAATATTGATCACCACCAAAACAGTGGGCGGTAATTACTGGGAGTACACGATTGTACATGGAAAGGTTGTATCCCGTCTGAGCCAGGCGCCTGCCAAGCAGCAGGAGGACCAGCTGCTTGTAAGGGTTTATATCCAAGCAGCTATTACCTCGGCAGGACAGAAAAATACACCTTTCATCCGTGAGATGAAGGCTGCGGTTTAATAATTCTCTATTTCATTGTTTTGCTTTAAAGGGTTCTGTGGTTCTGAATCATTGGGCCCTTTTATATTTTAAAGTAAAATGGTTGAAGAGTTTCAGAGGATCCTGGAAATGCAGGCAGAATCCATTATGGATTTGCCTTTTGAAGTGCCTTTTGAAGTTACGGACAGTTCCATGCTTCCCGAGGGTGTGGTTATTGAATCCATTAAAATCGAACCGCTCAAGGTTGGAACAGTTTTTCGTATTAATCCCCTTTTAATAAAGATTGACAAAGAGGATCTTAAAAAGATCTCTGTAAATATTGAGCGTGATTTTGATGAATCTGCCCCGGAGATTTTTGAAAAATATTCCGATCTAATCATTCGGGTAATATGTATCGGGATACACAACAGAAAGGGCAATTATCCCGAATATATGCCGGAATTTCTGAAAGAGAATTGCCGGTGGAAGGACCTTCATATGCTCTTAAATGCAGTTGTGTTCAGGATGGGAACGTTGGCTTTTATAGACTCTACCACCATATTAACGAAGGTGGGCCCGGGAGCAGCGGAGATAATAGCCCTGCGAGAGAACCTGGAGAGCTGGAACAAAGAAAGCCAGACAAAGGATCTGTTCAATTAAACAATCCATACGGGATCCTGGAGCTTGCAAACAAGGCTTTTGGATTTAACCCACATTATACACTGTGGGATATGAGTTATCAGATGCTGAACTCTATGATCATGGAGGCTTATTACCGGAATAAAGAACCCATGAAAGACGAGAAAGGAAAATATGATTGGGTGGAGATAGATACCATTGATGGAAAAAAGAAAGTGAAAAGATATAAGGATCCTTCAATAATATAAAAATATGCCAATACCAACCACAGATGGAGGTCTGTATTTTGCATCAGGGATAGACAATTCCGGATTGGTCCGGGGCAAGCAGCAGGCTGTCGGGATCATTAAAGGGATGGCCAGTCAGATATCGAAAGCTGATATTTTTGCCGGTCTGGCAATTGGTGCAACAATTGCCTTTTCAAAAGCATCAAAAGAGATTAAAAATTTTGCGGAAGAGTTTGAACAATCAATGAAAGAAGTTCAGACAATTTCAGCGTCAGTACAGGGGGATTTTGAAGGATTTTCACAGGCTATAGTCAATATGAGTAAATCCGTTCCTCAAACAGCTACTGAGTTATCCAAAGCCTATTATCAGATTGTTTCAGCCGGTTATGATGGAGCCGAAGGATTAAAATTGCTTGAAACATCCTCCCGGGCTGCCGTGGGAGGGGTGACTGATGTCACGACGGCGGCTGATGGTCTTACAACAGTAATGAATGCATGGAAACTATCCTCAAAAGAATCCAATCATGTTGCAGATATATTTTTTAATACCGTTAAGCTCGGTAAAACCACTTTCGGGGAGCTTGCATCTAATATTGCCCAGGTAGCGCCCCTGGCGGCTGCTTATGGCGTGTCATTTGAACAAATTGCAGCCGCAACAGCCACGCTCACAAAGCAGGGGACCACAACTGCCATGGCCATGACCCAGCTTCGTCAGGCCCTTATTGCGGTCAATGAAGAACTGGGTGAAGGTTGGAGCAAATCTTATTCGCTGCAGGAGGCTTTTGTTGAGATTTCCAGGAGAGCGGTTGAATCGGGCAAGGATATTAAAGAGTTTACTGGAAGAGTGGAGGGTGCTATGGCCATCCTTTCAACTACAGGGAAAAACACAAAAATGGCAGCCAAGGACCTGGAATCCTATGTCAATGTTGTTGGCGCCTCTTCGGCAGCCTTTGAAACAATGATTAACTCTTCAATAAACCAGGCACAGCTTCTGAAAAACAATTTAACCGCCTCCCTGAAACCGCTGGGAGATTTCCTGTCCGGGAAATCTACTGAGTTCGCCAGGAGAATGAATGAGGCATTTGAAACAGGTAAAATCGAGGAATTCACCAAGTTTCTGGCTATTGCCATTGCTTCTATTGCCGCATATGAATTGGGGATCCATGGGGCAACCTTAGCTACAACAATATGGAAACGTGCTGTGATTGCAGCGAAAGTAGCAATGCAAGGATTAAATACAGCCATGAGAACCAATCCAATTGGACTTGTTCTGGCTGGCCTGGCGGCAGTTACCACCCAATTAATACTTTTCAGGAAAAAATCCGTTGAGGCATCATCGGAGTTTAAAGATTTTCTCGGGGACCAGGCAAAGGCAAAAAATGAACTTGAGGGATTGTTTGGGATCCTTCAGAAATCTGCAAAAGGAACCGATGAATATAGGTCAGCAATTGAAAAAATCAATAAAAAATATGGAA